AGATATAAACGATGCTATCTTGGCTGTTGTTTCTAATTCTTCTGGTGATGCAGAGCCTTCTACTACCTATGCTAATCAGTGGTGGTATGAGACAGACACTAATACCCTCAAGATTAGGAATGAGGCTAACGATGGGTGGGTAGATGTTATTACTTTAGACGCAAGTATGACCGCTGCTGCTAGTGAGCTAAATCAGCTAGATGCCATTACTAGGGGTTCTATACTTTATGGTAATGCTAGTGGAGAGACTGCTAGACTAGCGGCTGGTGGTGCTGGTACTGTCCTTAGCTCAGATGGTACGGATCTATCGTGGGCTGCTGCTACACCTACACTGACTAGGGGTCAGATTATATATAGTAATGCAAGCGGTACTACAGCAGCACTAGCTCCGGGAACAGCAGATCAAGTTTTAACCTCGGATGGTACGGATATATCATGGGAAGATGCCCAAGGTGGTAGTACAACACTCGGAGACGTAGGAACTTATGCTTTCCTTGCACGTACAGCAACAGGTCAAAGCGATTACATAAGCGTAGGTTCGTCATACTCTGGCTCTTCTTTGACATATGCTGGTGTATCTAGGTCTGGGGGTAATAATATAATCATTTCTCCAAGTGGATCACCGAGTGGTACATGGAAAGCAATGGGCCACGTTGGCGGTGCATTTGGTGGATTCAACCAAAGAGCAACTTCATTTGTGAGGATTTCATGATGACTACTACAATTACACAAGTGCGTAATGCTCAATCACTTAACTCTGATAACACTCGCTTTGATGTAGAAATCAATCACCCTGATTACGGGTGGATACCCTACACCTTAGACCCCTCCGACACTGACAACACTGTTAACAACAGCGAGTTAATGTCTTTGATAGGTACAGATTTCACAGCTTACGTTGCACCCACTCAGGAAGAGTTAGACGCAGAAACAGCAGAGCAGGTTCGTTCTGATCGTGACTACAAGTTGCTTACAGAGGTTGACCCCTTGGTTTCTAACCCCTTACGTTGGGCAGAACTTACATCTGATAAGCAAACAGAGTGGTCACAATACAGAACAGACCTGTTAAATGTGCCACAACAATCAGGGTTCCCTAACACAATAACATGGCCTGTAAAGCCAGAGTAGGACACAGAACATGAGCCAACACGACTTTAACATTGCTAATCAATTATTTCCTGCTACTAGGGCAGACCTTAACAGTGCTTTCGTAGCTTTAGCTTCTAATTCCTCTGGTGATGCAGAACCTACCACTACCTATGCTAACCAATGGTGGTATGAGACAGACACTAATACCTTAAAGCTCCGTAATGAAGCTAACAACGCTTGGATTCCCATTTGCGTATTGGATCAGTCTAATAACAATGTGTTGTCTATTACTACACAAGGACTAACTCTTGGGGCAACAGCTATTACTGCATCTGGGGCAGACATTAATGTTTTAGACGGTTTAGCTAGAGGCTCTATTATATACGGCAATAACTCTAGTGTAACCTCAGAACTTGTCAAGGGTGGTGCTAATACGGTATTAACTTCTGATGGTACAGATATTAGTTGGTCTGATGGCCCCCCTACACTGACTAGAGGTCAGATTATATATAGTAATCCGAGTGGCACCACAGCAGCACTAGCTCCCGGAACAGCAGGACAAGTCTTAACTTCGGACGGTACGGATATATCATGGTCCGGTGGGGCTGGGGTACAAAAGGTTATTACGACCCCTTTGAGTAGTTGGTCAACGGGTACGACTTACACCTTCACCCATAACTTAGGTACTACTCCCGCTGCTGTCATACCTTGTTTCACAGCAAAATCTGCGAACAATGGATATTCGACTGGTGACGTTATTATGACGGGGAATGGGTATCGTTATGCGGGTTGGGGTATCTTTGTAAACAAGGTGGCGACAAACACTGTTCAACTCCTAGTTGGTAACCCCGGAATACGGTGGTATAACCCAAGCGGAAGTCTGTTTTATATTCAAAATAGTACATACTGGAGTCTTTCCTGTAACGTGATCGGATAACTTTACAATCACATGACCCACTAAAATATCTTAAGGAGCAACCAATGGGTTTTAAACTAGGACTACGAAGTAAGCAGAACTTGTCTGGGGTACATCCCGATATGGTTGCTGTTGTTACAAGAGCATTAGAGATTAGTGAAAAGGACTTTAGTGTAACTGAGGGTGTTCGTAATATTGAACGTCAGCGTATGCTTAAGAGAACTGGTAAGTCAACTACACTCAAGTCTCGTCACCTGACGGGTCATGCAGTGGATGTTGTCCCTTATCCTGTATCATGGGAGTGGGAGGATTTCTACCCTATTGGTGATGCAATGAAAGCTGCAGCAAAGGAACTGGACATTAAGATCGTATGGGGTGGTGATTGGAAGAAGTTCCCGGACGGGCCACACTTTCAGCTAGATTGGAAAGCCTACCCCTGTGACTAGGGGGGAGGAAGACTGTTTCGTAATGGGTAAAAATATATCGGCAACTCTACTGTTTGCCTTGGTACTTCAAGCGGCAATGATAGTTTGGAGTATCTCTCAAATGAGGGCAGACGTAGATGCTAACTACGCCTCTATAGTTAGAATAAGTGGTGATGTAAAAGCTGTCGAAGCATCGTCTAATATGCAAGCCGTACAACTAGGTAAGATCGAAGAGAACATAAAGGGAATTAAAGAGTCCCTTGAAAGGATGCTTGAGGTCATGGAGAAAGACTAATGCTAGACCCCATAACGGCTATATCAGCTTGTACTGCTGCATTTACAATGACTAAGAAATTGGTACAACATGGCAGAGAGATAGAGGACGTTATGGGGCAGCTAGGAGAGTGGTTTGGTGCCGCCTCTGATCTTCATAAAGCTGAACAACAAAGAAAGAACCCTTCTACTGTACAGAAGCTAACTGCTGGCGATAGTATAGAGAAGGAAGCCTTTGACATAATAGTACACAAGAAGAAACTAGAGGCTCAACAGAAGGAGCTAATGTTTTTATTGAATATGCGTTTTGGCCCTAATACTTGGGAAGAGATGATTAAGTTAAGAAGGCAAATTCGCAAGGAAAGAGAAGAGACTGTCTACAGGGCTATGGAAGCTAAGAAAGAAATGATTAATAACTTAGGCATGTTTGCCTTGTCTGTAGGTATATTGCTTGTTGTCTTTGGTGGTGTATATTTAATTGGTGTAGGTACTGGTACGTGGTAAAAATATTATTGCTGGCCCTCTTAATTTTCACTGTAGGGGGAGTACAGGCTAAAGAACCTAAGATGGTTACTTGTCACTTGTGGAAGTATATTTCCATTATGGGGGTACAGCAGTGTTGGTATCGTGGTCCTAATGGTTCCTCGGCTACATATTTCCCTACACCCTTAATACCCAAGTATGAATACGGATCGGCTTTTAGACAATGCCCTAAGAGTTTTGAGTGTGTCTATCAGTTTAAGAAACGCAGACCATCAGCTAAAGAAATACTGGATGGATTAAAGGAGGATTTTGAATGACTGTAGCAATGGAAAGAGTACTTGCTTGGAAGATACTTCCCCGTATAATGATGTTAGTTATGACCTACATGTATATGGAAGTGTTGTTTTGGTTTATGAATTTACCACCTGATGCCATGACTTCACAGGCCACAGCACTAACCGCAACTGTAACAGGCGCAATCACGGGAGCATTTTCCGTATGGTTGTCACATGAGAAGTGATAGCCCTATACACAAAGAAGTAAACAGGTTTATGTGGATTGTTAAAGGACAACTAGCCCCTGATGGTTACAGTGAACAAGACTACATAGATGTACACGACAGCTACTTTAAGAGGCTCTGGGGCAATCATGAGAACTGTGTACACGAAGAGGGCTTTGAAGAGGCATACAAGGAGAAGTATCAATGATAGGAGCGATAATTAACAGTCTGTCAGGCTTGGCTACCAGCATTATAGATGGTAAAACACAGATCAAGCTAACTGAGGCAGAGATTAAAAAGAAGCAATTAACTGGGGAGATTGATTGGGACTTAGCAGCTATAAAAGCTACAGAGAACTCTTGGAAAGATGAATGGATTACACTTCTATTCTCGGTGCCACTTGTCCTTGCGTTCATGCCTTTTGCTTGGGCAGAAGACTTGGTAGCTAATGGTTTTGCAGCCCTTGAAGCAATGCCTCAGTGGTATCAAATTTCCCTTGGTGGGATCGTTAGTGCCAGTATAGGTTTACGGTCAATAAGTAAGTTCTTTGGTAATAAATAAACATAAGTGTATATACATAAAGTAAAGCCCCTGCGTCCACTCAAGGATACAGGGGCTTTTTTTATGGTTTGTTGTGTTCTTCTTCTAGGTGCCTAAACAGAGCATACATAGGAACCTTCATCTTAAAGTCTATTTCCTTCTGTAGCCTGTCCACTTTCCCCGTTAACCACAGTATCAACAATGTCTGTACGACCAACACTATAGACGATAGATCAGGTATCTCCATGTTCTTCTACCACCTTGATTAACCTAGACCCATACCACTCAGCTTTCTTTAGGTCTTCTATACCATTCTTATATCGCCACCTATGCAGGTACTTGGCAATATTCCCACGTAGGTATCCTATATACTCTTCCTTGGTTAAGAAGTCTTCTATATAGTCGATACACTCTATGACACCAGTACCGTAGTGAGGTGGACTGTTGACCATATCAGTTACGTTACTTGTTTCTTTCCACTTAGCCATTATCACCTCTTATAAGTTTAGCCTGTTCTTTTATCTGGTGTTGTTGTCGCTCTAATTCAAGGTACTGTTTGTCTAAATCAGATAACTTTTCTGGCTTAGGGTTAAGATCAACAACATCCCCCATTACAAGTCCCCCTTGTCTTTCATATTAAATGGCAGACCTACGCATTGGCTTAAGAACCTTGCGTCAGGTTCAGGCTTAGTGTCAAGCAAGTACTGCATGTTAAGTTCTCTCACGGCTTGACACTTTTCCTCCGTAGTAAAGGTCATGTTAGGTGCGCGTACAGAGAAGGCTGGCTCCCCATCTTTCATCAACATAAGTACTACCATATATACATAGATCATTTTAACTCTCCATTTAAGTATTATCCAATATCTACCATTTCACATACATCCCCAGTACATGCCATTGTCTGCATACCTGATGTGTTGTCTTCCTTTTCATAATCAGCTAGTTTATCCCAATCAATGTTGTTAGGCATCTGATCAAGTAGTATATGATAGTCTGTAGCTACACACTCCTGATAAGGTGCCTGTTGATATGTATGCTCATTAAAAGGCAAGAACGACACACCTGACATTTCATCAAAGTGCTTATACACAAAGGCACCTACTTCAAACCATTCATCAGCCTTCACGTTAATAGTTACACTAGGCTTATGCTCACACCAGTGACGTTGATACATCAGCCACATCTCTAACTGTTCTAGCGCAGTCATGTCAGCAGTATGTACAGCACCCATAGGAGACTGCATAGGAAAGCTAAACACTGTCGTAGCATCAGGCTTCATTACGTCAGGCTCATTAGGGATACCCTGATCAATCATGAACTGTGTCAATGGGTCTTTATTATCTCCACGCACAGTACGGATATAATAGGGAGAGTGACGAGCATGAATGCCAGAAGCTGAGTCAACCAATTGGGAAACTGTTCCACTGGGCTTGACACAAGTAATAGCAGTGCTATGAGGGATACCAAGACGGTCAGCCCACTCAGCGTTAGTAGAAATAGCCACATCCCTTAAATGCTCCAATGTTTTTGACAGGCCCTCATTAGCCAATGTCATTAGCTTGTTGTCCATTATCCCCGTGAGTGACACACCGAGCAACCTCTCGGCTTCGGTATTTGTTCCCCACATCTTTCGCAGATATGGAAAGTGGGTGTAGGTGGACTGTATAGTCCCAAGTATAGTTGCAAGGCGGACTTTTCTTGTAAGGTCTTCGATACTGTCGTTAGCACGGATGACAACTTCCGTAAGATTGCAGAACTGATTCGGGCGTAATATGATCTCCGAACAGGGGTTTGTTCCGAACTCATAGTCAGACTCTCTACGGCCATTTTTTGCTGCTTGTCTAACTGACGCTTCTCTGTTGAATACTCCTCGTTCTCCACTACCACTCTCCATTAATGCTGTCCACTCACGCATGAAAGACATACTATCAGGTTTCTCTGTATAAGATACAGAATTATTAGCTAAGGCTCTGTGTCCTGCGTTCTCCCACCAGTTACCTGACTTAGCATGGCGCATACGATCATCTGATAGGTTGCTTAAAGAGATCATAGCAGAGCGTCTAACGCCCCCTACAACCACAACTTCACCAATCTTACACATTAGGTCATGACACTCAATACTGGACAATCTACGCCCCTGTGCTGCTTTGAATGTAGTAACAGCAAAGTTAAACAAGTCAACCAAAGGAGCAGGACCACTAGCACGACCACCAAACGTCTTAAGTCTAGCCCCTGCTGGACGTACTTTAGATACATCCCACTTAGGAATCTCACCAGCCCACAGGAGAGCCAGAACTTGTCTGAGACCTTTAGCCCAACCTTCCTTACTGTCCTTGATAACAACAGTCGTGTCACTATCAAAGAGGGAGGGGACCTCTGGCAACTTAGTAATGAATTGACGCTCAACACTGAACCCGACACCAGTACCACAGAGCAAGATGAACATAGCCTCATCGAAGGACTTAGGATCATCTACGGGTAGATAGCTACAGTTATACATACAAGTGTTGTCACGGGCTGAACTTTTACCCGCAGTCATAAGTGACCGCATACTAGGCATAACCTCAAGACTAAGGATAGCGTCCCGTAACTCCTTTTCTATGGTAGGGGTTAGCCAAGGAGATACGATATTAATCATGTAACGAGAAACTGTCTCACCCCATGTCTCACGGCGTTTAAGGTCTTCTAACCAACGTGCATAGCGGCTAGTAGCAATAAAGGTCTGATAGTCTGTGGGTAGGTAGTTACTCTTCATCGATTGTCTCCGCTTCCTTTAATGGTGCCTCTAGCTTCACGGCTATCTAACTTGTTTAGGTTCTCTAAAATAGTCACACCTAAGTTAGCATTGTAATAGTTAGATAAGGCTGTAGCATAGAACACTACGTCACCTAGTTCTTTTACAATGTCGTTAGGGGTAATCTCAGTCTTGTCCCTCATACTCTTTTTAATCTTCTCGGCTACTTCTCCAGCCTCACCCATAAGACCTAAAGCATTTTCCATCAGTCGGTCTTTACCCTCAGTAATGATCTTGTCTTCCACCCAATCACTATATTCTCGGAACGCTTCCATACTTTTGTTACTCATAATCATTGTATCATTCTCCCATAAAACTGCGTCTGTTCTTCATTACTAAAGTCGAAGAGATACCAAGCACAATTATCCTTACCTTGACTCTTACTTCCCTCAATCCACTTAACTCTCCCTACACTCACAACCGTCTTACAGTAGGTCATAAAGGTAGCTGACTGCTTAGTGTGCATCCAATCCGCATCAAACAACAACCAAGTAGGACATATGCCTAAAAAGTTGTCTATCAACGGGTGTAGTATCTTCCTGTCCCAAGGTGGGTTAGTAATAGCTAAGAAGTCCTTGCTAAAACTACCTGAGACACTTTCTATAGTTATCGCATCCATCTTCTGTACATAGTCATGCCTTGGTTCTATGTCGTAAGCACCTATACATTCCCCTAGCCCACTGGTTAACTGACTTATGTGTGATATAAGTCTACCATCACCTGCACATGGCTCCAAGTAGTCAAAGGAGTATGGCAGATGAGGTATTAGAGGCTCTACAGCCTGTATTGGGGTAGGATAGTAGTCCCTTGGTACTCTCTTAAAGTTAGAACGCTTCCCCATTACCGTATAACTCCTTTAATCGTTGAAGTGATATAAACTCAGGGTCGTACATGCCACCAGAAATATCCCTCTTAATGACAACGCCCTTCCACCAATCGTTGTTAGCTTGACCAGCCCAAGACTCTGCTGCACCCTTATAACAACCCACTACAAGGCCCATGATACCATTAGGGTGCGCCCCATCCCTAAACTTAAGGTCTCGCTTGTGACTATGCCCACAAGTACTGCTGTGGTTCCTATTAGCCATTAGTGAGTTAGCGTGATGTAGCCCTGACATAGCAGTACCATAGTTACCAGAACTGAAGAAGTGAGCATATGATATTCCATCGTAATCCCTTATAGCTGGTGCTGAGTTCTCGTATTCATGGTATTCATCAAACCAGTGATCTGTCTGTAAGTGGCTATATGAGATACCATACTTGTCTCCTTCTAGTCGTGGGTCATGTGCTATGGCACGTTTGATACGATGTTCATGGTTGCCTTCAAACCCAAACCATTGTGGCACCTTATACTTACGGGTACTGGGCTTACGTCTCAGGCGGTCCATAGCTTCGTTGTAGTGGTCTATATCCTCTTCGTAACTCTGAGCGCACATAGCTTGTGGGTAGCGTGTGTCAAAGCTATTCAGTGAACGCATATCTGCACCATCACCTAAGTCAATGATGTAGTGTGGGTTGACCTCATAGATTAATTCCCCTAACCAATCAAACCTCTCATTTCCTACTGATGGGTCTACATGGGCGCAAGAGAAGACAATAGCTGTTTTACCCGTCATACTTCACCGCCATTCCAGTACGAAATTCTATTGAGATAGGATCGATAGAACTTTCAAAGTGTTTCTTGAAGTTGTATGCGTTAGTAAATGTAGAGAAGGGAACTTCCTCATCAAACATAGCATCATCTGGATCTTCTGGGTCACAATCTTCTACCCAACATAACAACCACCACATACCATCCTCTTCGTCTTGGTAGGGGCCATCCTTTACTTTGTGTACCTTAAAGGTAGCTACGTTTTCAACAACCATTCGTCGGGTATCCTTTTATCTGCATATAAGAAACCGTGCTTGTCACACCAATCTCCATAAGTACTTTTTGCACCTTTGTTTAACTTAGCCCTAGAGTTAGAGAAGACAAACCTAATATCAAGGAACGGGTGTTGGTCCTTAATCTTAAGATGTTTCTTACGATCCGCTGCAACGAACCTGCCCTTGCTCTCAATGATAATACCGTTAGGTAACTTAAAGTCAGGGGTGTAGGTCTTGTACTCTAAGAGTTGCCATCTTACCTTTAGCTTCTCATACTCAAAGTCTACACCCCGTTCAGTCAAGTCTTTAGATATATCTTCCTCCAAGCCAGAGCGGTATCCGTTCTTTATTGCGTGTCTCCGTCTCTCACTGTTGGAGGCTCCCATAACTCTTCCTCTCTTCTCCTTAGCCATAGTAGTCTAGCATTTTCTACTACACGGTCATAGTCACCATCATAAGCCTCTAAGCAAGCGTACCACAGTTCTTCCTCTGTTGTACAATCCTTAAGCAACTTACCAGCTTTAACAGGTCCAACACCTTTGATCCCTTTTATGTTGTCGGCTGCATCACCAGTTAGTATCTGAGTATAGAAGAACTTAGATCCGCCCCACTCATCTACCTGTGACCATTCATCCCTGCCAAAGTTATAGTGCCAGCAAGGTATCTGTAGCATGTCCTTATCAATAGAAGCTACAACAGTATTAGGTCCATACTTAGTTGCCGCCTTAGCTATAAGATCATCAGCTTCCTCTCCGTAGCTTATAATTGCTTTGTACTTAGACACTAGATAACCCCTTGAATGTTGTAAGTACTCAGGCTTTTCCGACTTGCTCCTATTCCCCTTGTAAGGATACGACTTAGCTATAGCAAACCTAAAGTTATCAGTCCCAGTTAAGAACGTATGGAACCTGTCAGGCACAGGGAAAGACA